CCTGAGACTGAGGAAGAAGAGGATTTTGAAGATGAATAAATCACCTCAATATGATCTAGCTTCGGAGATGACGAAGAATCTTCGAGAAGCTCAGGATAACTTTAAGTCCAACAAAATTGAATTAGCTTTAGCTTGTTTGAATAAAGCGGCAGAACTATTGGATAATATGAACGCTGTTGGTGCTTCAGAAGTCGTAACTCGGGTGATGGAGCGAGTTGCCAGCGGGAGGAGATAGCTATGTTCTTAAAAAAATCTAACGTAGGAGAGTTGGCTTCTGCTCTAGAGTCAAATTTAACTAATCTACAAACGAGTAACTTAACTCGATATCAACAGCGACAGACTGCGGTTTTACAATGTTTAGAGACCGCAGCTAACCTGTTTGACGAAGTAGGATTAGAGAAAGAAGCCTCAGTCATTACTAGTCTGATGATGAAATTAGCTGAGAATGATCCGGCGACCTCGGGGTTGACTGATGAGAAAATGCTCAAAAACTTAGAGGAAAAAGGTTGGGTCTTCAATGTTAGTGATGGCCAACCTTCGGCCACCAACGGCACCTCTAAACCACAGCCTCAAGCCAATGATCAATCAATGGCCGCTGATGATAGCGATGTCTTAGAAGTAGAGGATGCTCCAGCGGAGCAAGAACCAGAAGAGTTGCTACAACAACTAGGAGATAGCGCTACTCTAGTTGGTCATCCAGAGTCTTGAATTTCAGTTAACTAACTTGTACCTGGCCCTGAATAAGTGGTATTTTGTTCCATTTTATTCAGGGCCAAGGTGTTTTTTACGGGCATTCTGCGATATATAGTTGGACATCACGTAAAATTCGGTGTCTAAGGAGAATATATGCTTCGTATTGTGCAAGTAGGAAATACTTTACCATTTTCATATCCGGTGGACCCAAACGCGGAGTTCCAGCCCGGACAAATTGCTCAGTTGACAATCATGGGCAATCAAGTAGTGTGCGGTGTCAGTGATGGCACGGTGCCGATTGGAATCATTGACGATATCAAAACCAACTCATTTACTTCGGCCTCTATTGATGAGGTAGTCTTGGTACCAGCGGTGGGCGTGCCAGGACCTAATGGAACTTTGGTGACACCAGTAGATATCAAAAAAGAGCTGAATAATCCCAATATTTCACCTAGTTCTTTTATTTCATACAATGTAGATGTAGAGTTATTAGCTCGTAATGGGGTGGTCGTATTTCTAGCCGGCACCCCTTTGAATCATAGTATCAGTGGTGATGGTCCAGATGCTATTCGTACGGTAGTCAGTTACACCTATCAGGTACCTAACGTCCCAGGAGATGATTCCACTTTAGGTAGCGGTCGTGTAACAGTATGGTTTAGTCGAATTATTGCTCAGACCGATCAGTATGATACTTCAGTTAGATATCCAGTCAATGCTAACTTGTTTGTGAATGAACGAGGTTTACTGACCACCCGTCAGATCAATAGCAACTATCCTGCGGTGGCCATTGTGACAGGACCACCAACCAGCATCAATTCAGCCTTAGAGTTTTTGTGGCTCTAAACAATCAATACGCATAAAATTGTATACCTTAGATTTAGGAGAAACTATGGTGAGCAAAGAGGATTGGAATGCAGCAATGTCTTCTGAAGTCTTTAAGGAATACTTGAAGATCAGTTCAACTTTGGTTCCGGAGCCGGAGCCTAGTGAAGATGAGCTGCTAGCAGAATTACAAGCCTTCCAATCGAAAATCAGATCTGATGCCAAAATGCGACAAGTCTTTAAGGCACTTCAACACAAGCTAGCTTCGGACCCTAAGTATCGAAGTCAAGTGAATCCCAATTTTGTTGAAGGTGTAATGTTATTGGATTTGGATAGTCCAGACAACGAGGAATAATTCAATATGACTCTGAAACATATCAATTTTAGTGATAGTCCTGTGATGCGTGAGCTAGAGAGGCGCGCGGTCAAGCAGGGAACTTTCCAACCTCAAGTTGAAGAGATTGTTAAGCAGGCAGCGCTTACACCAAAGTATGCGGCTAGCGGAAATCTCTACAACGACATGTTTGCTGTAGCTAAGGGTCTCAGGCAGTTAGGTTTCGAGAAAGAAGCTAACTCCTTGGAGGAGAAAATCTTGATCTGCAAGCAAGCGGAGACTCATTTGTATCGAGCCATTGATGAAGATGGTGAGGATGTGCTAGAGTTTGCACACCCTGATGGTGACACTCATATCGCCGATGCTAAAGATAATCACGGCGAAGTAGAGACAGGTCTATCGGCTCACCAAAAAATTATTGAGATGCTGAGCAAACAACCAACTGGTAAAACTGCTCAAGTGCTATCTGGGGTAAGAAGTATTCTGAAGGGTGCGCAAGCCGCACCTGACATGGAATTACCAGATGAAATTGCGTTAGATGAAACGCAACTAAAAAAAGCCGGCGCCATCAATAACTATTTGGCCCAGAACTGGCCTATGATTGGCCAGCAAGTTAAAGCGGCGCTCGCAACTACAGCGAACCTTAGCTTTAGCGATAGTTCTTTGTTGGCGACCCAAGAGGGTAACTACGTTAACTTCTTTGCTGAAAAAGCTAAAGTTCCAGCTACAGAGCTGACAAGTTTCATCAAGGCTTGGAATTCTCTGTATTCTGGCGCCAAAGAAGCTAGCTTTATTGTTATCCAATCCAAATTAGCTGGGCTCAAACGTGAGGAGATGTACAAGTTGGCGGCCTCAATCGATCCGGCTTTAGCCAAGACCTATTTTTCAGGTGTTGCTTGGCCAAAGGCTGATGAGCAAACTTACTACGAATACGTCCGTAAGTATCCTCAGAATTTCAATAACAGCAATTCTGTCTTCCAGATGAAGTCAGGAATAAACTGGAGTGAAATTTTCCTGATCGGAGATCATTACGTTTTAAACGAAGCCGCTTTGGGTGCAGCCGCTCAAAAGTTGCATCAAGCTATGTTGAGTAAGTATGATAGCCTCATCACTAGCAAAATGGCCGAGGCCAATAAAGCTGTAGCTGCTGAGATTAGTACGGCGGTTATGCCTTTGACTACTATGTTAGCTGGAGATGGTAATGTTACTTTGAGCACTCCACCAAAAGTTAAGAACTCCACTGGTGCGGTATCTTCAGCTCTGGCTAGTTACTCTGATATTTTGAACCAGTTTATGCCAAGTGGGGAGAGTGGTAAGAATTTGAATACTGTGTTTGAGAACATGACACCCAAGGGTTCTCAAAATAGTGGAATTTTCTTTAGTCACCTTGCTGACGCTCAGAGGGCAGTACAAGGTATTTCAGAATTCCTGGCTCTGCCGGAAAATATCTTAAACAAGCAGGATGTAATTCCATCTAAAGAAACTTATGCGGCGATTGCTAACAACTTCCGAATTGCTGCTCGTAGACTTAATGCCCACATCGGTAAGTTAAAAGACGAGGGTATGAATGAGAAGTCTAAGGAATTCGTTAAGTATTACAATCGTCTTCGTAGAGCTGCGGCGACTTATAAGACGATCAGTACCGCTACGGGTAAGCCTTACAGTGCAGTGAGTGAGACGGTTGCAAAGCTCTTTCCAAAAGCTACAACTCCAGAGTTGTTATTGCAGGAATCACAAACTTGGTTGAAAGGCACTGAGCCTCTAGAAGTTAAATCTCAAGCCAACGTGACAAGAGTTAAGGTGGCAGACTATGGAGATGACGAAGGTGGTAAAGCGCCAGCCAAAGCTCCGGCTGCTGGAACTCAAGCGCCTGCTGCTAACGCAAATACCAATGTTAGCTTAACTTCGGGTGAGCGTGATGCGGTACAGAGCATGCAGCTAGCTTTGTTTACTTTGGGACAATATCTGAACACCTATGGGGCCACTAAGTTGCCTGGCCTGGGGGAGCAAGCTAAGAGCTTGGCAGTAACTCTCATGAAGACTGGCAAGGGAATTAATGCCAAAGCCACCAAGAATCAATTTGATGGAGCTTGGGGAGCTAATACGGCTAATGCTTTGAGAGCAGCTATGACTGTATTGGCTGCTAATCCTAAGATGGCTGGAGGTCAGTTACAACCAGGGCCTCTGCTGGGACGTGGTAAACAAGCAGTAGATGCAGCGAACAGCAATACTGCTGCTATTAATCAGTTTATTACTGGTACCTTTGGTTCAGGAACCCAGGCGCAAGAAACTGCCGCTGGTCAAAATCTAGACTCTTTACCTAAGGTTAATGGTCTACTAGCTTATCCTGCTGATACCATTGGATTCCTGGATAATAAACAGGGAGTGGCTTTAACTGAAGGTAACCTTAGTAGTTTATCCGAGTTCTACAAGTTCTTAACCACGACTGGTTTAGTGGCCGCTGACGTGGCCGGAGGTAGTGATACTAGCATTGGTCAAGAAGGATTCAGCTTAGGTAAGTGGAGTGAGATTTTCAATTGGTTCAAGAAACGTGCTGTCTTTAGGTACAATGCTTTCAAGGCACAGAAAGACTTGCAAGATAATGCTCAGGTAGCTAAAGTCTATTACAGCGCTGTAACCAAGTTGGAGAGTCATTTGAATGGCTTGTACAATGCTATGCGTGCAACGTTTGCCAACATGCCACAAGAGCAGCAATTGGCCTATGTGATTCCAGTGGAAATGCTGTCGCATATGGACAATCGTATGTCGCAGCAGGCTGGCAGAATGGGGCGAGGACAAGGCAGAGGTCAAGGTAGAGGATCTGGTACGACAAACCAAACTGGAGGACAGTATGCCGGTTGGCAGGGCGGTGTCCAGGAAGGTCGTACTGTAACAGCTCCTCCAACTCAAACTGAAGGCTCACCTGTTGGCGAGAGGTTGAATTTGGAACAACTAGGTATTTTGGATGACTCTATTGTCTATCCAATTATCAGCTTCAATCAATTCCGGGCCAATGCTATTGATTTAGCTAACTCTTTGATTAATGAGGCGGAGGCGGGTATGCCAGCCGTTAACAAGTTCCAGAGGTTTTTGGTAGGCTTGTACAGCGCTATTCAGTCGGCAGCCGCAGAGTGGTCTCGTGGCGGACAGGCAACCGAGGAAGAAGTAGAAGCAGCTTCTAAATGGAGCAATGCTTGGGCGCAGATGATTCGCAAGAAGCTAGACCAGATTAAGCGTTGGAGAGCTTCTGGTGGAAGGTGATTATGAGAGAGACATCCGGAGAATTACAATATCTATCTGACACTTTGCTAGTAGAAAACTTATTAGCATTGGAGTTTGGCTTGACCAAACAAGCTGGAGTATTGGATATTCTAGGTGGTGTAGCTGGGGCTATTAAAGATCAAGTCAAGCAACATCTTAACCATGACTCCGCTAGCGGAGTCATGGGTGGGGTAGCGAATTTGATGGCCCCAGCCGTGCTCTTTCGATTGCATCCAATTATCGGTGTTCTATATCTAATTGGAACTTCTTTCGGAGTGGATATTACTTCTATGTTTGGGAAGATTATGAATCTGTTAAAACCCAAACTAGAAAAAGGACTTCCAATAACTCCTGAAGAAGTTAATTCAGTTGGTAAAGCTGTAGTGTCTTCAGAGGTCGGACCAATTGAAGCTGCTGCTTCTGGATTTTCACATGATATGTTGGAGCATTTGAGAGTCATTAATCTGTCAGACTTTCGTGTGAAAACTGCTCAAGATACCTCCTCGTTGATCAGTGCGTTAACAGGTTTCCAGAATTCTCAGCGTCAAACTATACCTAACAAAATTCCATGGTTTATGGGAGATAGCGGAGCTTCTCCTATTCAAAAAATCTTTGGAGATCTATTTGCTTCTCGTAGTACAGGAAAAGCTAAGTGGTTACTTGGTGGCTTTGTAGTTTGGATTATCAAAACAGTATTGGCTGGTGCGGGTCTCTTGGCTGTTACGGGTGCGATTTCTAATTCTTTGCATTCTCACTCCCCTACTGCCTCACCTGGAGTTAACAAGACTGGCCCAACTAGTCCTGCCAGCTCGACTACAACGCCTACGGCACCCCCACCGGAAGCTGCTGCTAAACCAAGTAGCCCTAATACAACTGCTATGTTTCAGGCTAGTGGTCGCGGGGAACAGGTCTTCCCAAATGATGAAACTCATCTGTGGGTAGTACCTTTAATAGGGGGTAGTGTTCCATCTACCCTTTTGGCTTGGGCAGCGGATATATACCCAGAATTAGGTAATAGACAACGCGACTTAGCTCAAACGCCAGCTTTTCGAAGACTGACAGAACTTTTACAAAGAAATCACCGGCCTTCCAGTCCTAATTCTATTACCATGCCAAAGCCTTTCACTAGTCGTAAGCAGGTAGTCGATTTACTTATTCGAGATTTAACAAGCAATCAATAATCTGAGTTATAGATATGAAATATCGTCACAGTGAAGTCCTAGAAAATTATGCTAAGTTGGCAGCAGATCGTGGCTTGATCGATACCTCTTTGCCTGTTAAACAAGCTGAAGAGACCAATCCGAGATATGACTCTGTAACTATCAAAGAGATTGAGGCTCTATATGGAGTCAAGGCACCTGGAGAGTCAGAGAAAGACATCTTAGATCAGGCTCATCCAGATCCAGTCGTGCTGGCGCCCGCTCATGATAAAGTTAACGGCCTAGTAGAGAATCTGAAAGAGCGCCACAATATCATGGTAGGTATTGCGACCAAACCGACTAATGGTTTGTTGACACAACACGTTTATGTAGCAGCTAAAGAACAACTGTTGAATGAATTGATTAAAGTAGCTTTTTTGTTAGATCGTGAAAATAAAGCTGAGTTGATGACTTTGGCTGATTCTTGTTCGGAACGTTTGGTTAAAACGGCAGTCATTCCACCTTTGATTCTTGCAGGTTTAGTAGCGGCCGGAGTAGGCTTACTCTATACTGCCATTTCCCAGAATCTACATTTGAGTCAAGGAGTAGTGCAGGACTGTGAGAAAGCCTTAACTGAAATTGAAGAGGCAATTACTACTTACTCCAAACATCCAGAACTAAAAACAGAATTAGCTGGTTTGATTGAGAAGATCAAAGTTTTAAAGGCTGCTGGAGAAAAGGTCGCCGCTATCCAAATGCATCCTGCTACTGAAAGTCAAACGCAAAATGCGACTTCTGCTTATGTCGCTTTACAGGAAGGAAAGGACCTGGAAGCTATTAAGTTGATGACTGGTTTTGCTGCCGGATGTATGGATATGTCCAAACTGTTGGGAGACTACATTACCATCTTAAAGATGAGGGGTCAGCAATATGAAGACACTCATTCTGATTGGTTAGAGCCTTTGCGACGTGGCTATCGTATGATGATTCCATCGGATATGGAAGATGCGGCAGGCGCCTTAGAAGCGTTGCAAAAATCATGTACGACAGCTACTTCCCAAATGGATGCTATGATTAAATTATTCCGTGAATTGCGTACTAAGGGTGTCGAAAGTGTAGAGAAGTTCAAAACCAAACTGCAAGGTTCAGACTTGGCTCCAGATGGTCCTAAACCAGTTCCGGAACCATCTAAGGATAGCGGTAAACCTGCGGAGCCGATGAAACCAATTGACAAGATTCCAGCAGGTAAGGGAACAGTTTAAGTTATGGGTGTAACTACAGATCTACCTACAGCTTGGGATTTTCCCAGTGCTTTGGAGCAAGTCGTGCCCTCAGAGGATCGGGATTTTTCTCGTCCTAGAGAACCATATTTTGCACAGTCTTTGCCAGAAGGAGCAGACGTAGCCCAAGCTGATGCACCTCCAGCCAAGGCACCAGAAGTGGCCAAACCACCCGAGGCGCCCAAGCCTTCAAATTTGATTAAAGAGTTTCAGGGTTTTTTAAGTAAGGCTCAACCGATCATTGGAACACCTTATCATGGACCAATTGATGGTTTGCCTAGTGAAAGTTTAACTGCGGCGGCCAGACAAGTAGAACAACAATTAAGTAAAGCTGTAGGTAAATCGGCAGCAGGATTACTATGGAATGATGCTACCAAAACTTTCAATACCTCTACTGGAGATCTAGCTGAGGCTTTGAAATTGTTAGTCACACATGCTCCACCAACCCCTGCAAAAACTGCGGTTTCCAAAGAATCTCGTAAGCTCATTTTACAGAGAGTCAAAAAAAAAGTTGTAGGATGATCATTTTTTTTGAGCAGACTACTACTAGAACCTCATAACTGTTAGAACAAGCAAGATAACTTGTTCGAAGTTTTGTTAAGACCAGGCGCAAGAAACATGAGCGTGATAACACGCAAAAGGAAAAACACATGGCATTAAAGATTTTGCAACCAGGAATTCAGCCAATCGGACAATTCGACGGTTTGGACTCCGAGGTTACCGCTGTTAAAGGCGGAGAAGTAGTTGGTTTTACGTTTGTTAATATTGGACAGAGCGTTGACAAGAGCGCCTCTGATATCAATGATGGTTATGTTTCTTACACCACTAAGAAGCGTCCAGCCGTGACCAAGACTTTGGTTTCCGGTATGCGTCCATTGTTCCTCGTGGATGATGGCACGACTGGTTACGGAACTCTGTTCGGTCAATTAGTTGGTTCTTACATCGGCCAACAGTCAGTTGGTGGTACGGTTCTCGGACCTCACACCGCTGCTGGTTCTGGTAAGCTGACCCTCTGGGACAAGCCAGGATTGTACGCTGTTACCTTGGATGCCTGTGATACCACTGCCTCCACTGGTTTGCAGCCAAGCAACACCACTCTAGCTGGTGGTGCGGCTCTGTACGCCACGGCGGCTGGTCTCTTGACTCCAAACGTCTCTGCGGCGTTTGAGTCTGTAGTGGTCGGTCGATTCATTCAATTCCAAACCAATGGTAGCTTGGTAACCACTCCAAACTCCTTGGTTGCTGCAACCAACGTACCTGCTGGTAACGTGGCTTCGACGATTGGTAGCCCATTTGTCCAAGCTGAGTTCTGGTTCACCCCACCAGCTTCCTGATAGTTTAGTTAGTTAGTTTGGGCGTCTACTTGGGGTAGGCGCCCACTGTTCAAAATTGGTTTATATTGATTACGCGCCGAGCGAGTAGTCTCTTAACTTAGGAGTTTCTGATATGAGTTTATTCAATACACGAGGTGAGATGAACGCATCTTCATTGAAGGATGCACTACAAGTTCTCACCAAGTATGCATCGATTTTAGAGGAAAATGTTCCATCTAATATGGCTTTGGCCGGTCAGCCAAGCCTGAACGACGAGAAGCGTGATGAGCTAATCTCTCGTGCGATTATGACCCATGAGGGTAAGATTGCTTTGGCGCAAGCCATGGCAAACCCAATCCGTCGTAACTTGGATTACCAAGGTTTGGCTCGTAGGGCTCTAGTGGTGGATCCTCTACCACAAGGTGCTTTGCCAGTATACGATCGTGATATTGATGTAGCGGCTGTAGTTATCTCCAGCAACGGTACTGGTCCAGAGAGCCGAGTCTTCGGTGATCGCGTGACTGTGCCAGAGTTCGAGATTTACTCCAACCCAACCGTTCGTATCGCCGAAGTTAAGAGGCGTCGTTTCAACGTAATCGATCGTGCCGTTCAGAAGGCTCGTCAAGAGATCATGGCTCAAGAAGATGCCAACATCTTCGCTGCGCTAGATTCTGCGGCTTCGGTTGAGAACACTGTCCAGGACATCGCTGACGGTGGAATGCTCAAGCGTGACTTGGTAGAGATTAAGGTTCAGATTGATCGTTGGGACTTGGTAACCACCAAGTTCTTCATGAACATCACTGAGTTTACTGATATCTTGAATTGGGCTTCCAGCGGTAACAACCCAGGCGAAATCGATCCTGTGACGCACCGCGAGATTCTCCAGACTGGTCTGTACGCTCACATTTGGGGAGCAGATATCATGGTCAGCAAGATCGTTCCACCTGGAACGGTTTACGGCTGTGCCGACCCAGAGTTCGTGGGAGTTATGCCAGTACGTCAGGACATCGAAGTTCTACCAGCCGACGAGCCAAAGCAGCTCAAGCTGGGATGGGTTGTGTCCGAGATTGTTGGTATCGGTATCGTCAACCCACGTGGTGTGGCGAAGGGTAGCAAGAGCGTCGTTCTCGGTGCTTAATTGACTTGAGCTAGTTTAGCTCATGCCTGAAAAAGGGACTGTCATTTGACAGTCCCTTTTTTATTGGTCTAAGCTTACCATTTTTTCACATTCCAATATGAGTTTTGTAGATGAGATTGTTACAGCGTCCACAGCTTTTTACAAGTGTGCTATGGAACTGGAGAAGCAAAGTCAAGAAGATCTAAATCTAGTTAAAGAGGCTGGAGACAAGTGGCATAAAATGCCTAAAGGATGGAAATCTAAATCGCGTAAAGACTTTTTTAAACACTTAGCTAAGGGTAAAGTTAGAAAGTGTATTGATAAAATGAAAGATAAAGTAGATGATCCTGGGGCTTTCTGTGCCTCTCTTAAAGATCGTGTAACCGGCCGAACGAATTGGCGTGGCGGCGATAAAAAATAGGAGTTAACAAATGACAACTAATAACTATCCCAACATAGGTAAAATTACTCACGGTAGAGATTTCAATTTTTACCAAAAGGTGCAAGTAGTATCTACTAGTTTTGGTGGAAATACAGTTGATGGTCAACAACCTGACGTAGTAATTACATTTACTACACAGTCAGTGATGTTTTTGAATGAAAATACAACCGGCACTGTAGAGTATTCCTTTAATGGTTCTACTGTCCATGGGGAATTAGATCCTACTTTACCTAGTAGAGCTATGACTTTTGACAATAGAACTGTTTCTTGCATTTGGTTTAGAGTCAAAAGTGGAAGCACAGGTCCAATTACTGTTCGCGTAGACGCTTGGGCTACACGTTAAAAGGAAATATTAATGAGTGGTTTTAATAATTTTTCTACATCTACAAATATACCTTCATTAAACCTTTCACTAGTGGCTATGGCTATAGCTACAGGGACAGGTACTCGTGAGGATGATACTCCTGCTGCATATACTACAGGATCTCAATATTATTTTAATCAGGATACTACAATTATTGGAGCACGTTTTGCTTGGAAGCGTGCATCTAGCACTGGTTCTGATAGCGTAAAGATTTCAGCTTGGATTGGTGGGACACGCTTAGTAACCACTACTATCACTGTTGCGAATGATGGCGGATGCGAAGCTATTTTTCCTACCCCATTAACTATTGCAGCCGGGAATACTGTTACTTTATCTTATTACGGTGGTGTGATTCAATGTCGTGTACCTACAGCGAGTAGCGCTATTACTGTTCCTGATCTTTATTCTGGGAAAGCTCTCTTGGCGGGAAATGGAGTAAATCTTGCTGCTGCAAGTTTGTTTATTGCAGGTGACGTAATGCCTACCAATTCTTTTGCATCTAGCTCAATCTTTTGCCCTATCGAGCCTATATTCTACGGAGAGAATGTACGACAAGCACGTACAGTGTGGGTTGAGGGCGATTCAATCAGTGCTGGACAGGGAACTATTTCATATAGTGCCTTATGGACTATGGGATCGGGAAGTATCGTAAAAAATGAGGCTGTCGGTGGAGCAGTGCTTGCAGCGACCGCAGTAGCTCCAAGCGCCTATGTAATTGGAGCAAATATGACAGCTTTGGATACCGCATATAATCCTACCAATCCACGTGATTTAATCTTTTTTGGAGGGACTAATGATATCTATTACGGGGCTAGTGCTGCAACTACTTTAGGATCGCTGTGGACAATTATAGATGCCAGAAAAACAGCTTGTCCTAACGATAGGATTTGGGTAGTAACTGCAATTGCTCGTGGTAATTGGTCTTCTTCTCCAAATTATGGAGGCTCAGATGCCCCATACAACGGGGCATTAGCTACATACAATGCGGGAATTCGTTCTCAAGCCGGAGCACATGGCGCCTATGTAATCGATGTAGCCTCAGATTCTAGATTCACTGATTCTACTGTGACAACATGGTTTCAAGGAGACAAATGTCACCCTACATTCAATGGACAAAAAGCACTTAGATCTCTAATTGCAAGCGCTCTAAGTATGTAAATCAGTGTGATACAAACAAATGTCTGCTGATATATGGAGTGGCATGGAGTTATTTCTAGATGCCAATGCACACCTTCCCATTAATCCTAAAGCTTTACAAGCATATTGTGAGTTCAGTCAATCTTCGGCTGCACATGGGCACCCGTCTTCGCTCTCGGTAGCTGGCCGACAGGCCGCAGCTAAGTTGGAAGAATGTCGGGCCCAGATTGCTCAACTTATTGGAGCCCAAAAGCCTGAACAGATTGTCTTTGCTTCTACTTGTACTCAAGCGGCGGAATGGGGACTCTACTTGTTAAGGAGTGTCCAGGCTCCGGGAAGGAATACTTTTGAGAATCTCTTATCCTCGCTAGCAGTTTCAAAACTAGAACATTCTTCGGTTAAAGATGCCACTTTTCAAATGTTTGAGACTGCTACACTCCCTCCTAAGTTTTTGGAAAATGATGAGAATGGTATGATTAAGTTACCAACTTCTCAGTTGGATAAAGCGGTGTGTGTCCATCTACAAAATGAACTTGGAACCCTTCAACCTATTCAAGAGCTGAAGTCCTGGTGTCAATATCTCTTCTCAGATTTAAGTCAAAGTTTGGGTAAAGTTCCAATCAATGTCCAAAATCTAGGAGTAGATTTTGCAATCTTTAGTGCTCACAAGTTTGGTGGATCAGGTGGAGTAGGTATTTTATATCTGAAAGATACCAATCATTGGAAACCTTTTGGTTTGGGTAGTCGATACTTTATGGATCGTCCAGGGACTCCGGATGTAGCAGCTATCGTGGCTACCACAGTAGCTTTGCAAGAATCTTTACGAACTTTATCTGCACGTACTGTCAAGATGTTAGAGTTTCGAGACTATCTTGAAATAGAATTAGATAAACGTGAGATTGAAATTCTGGGTCGTACAGTAGCTCGTAGTCCTAACACCACTTTTATTTATTTACCTGATCAAGCTGCTAGAGTTTTATTGGAACTAGGTCAGATGGGAATTCATGTCGGGCTGGGTTCAGCTTGCGGTTCTATGCATGCTGGTCCAAGTCCGATTATCAAAGCTTTAGATCGAGTAGGTACTACTCAGGACTATGTGAGAATCTCACAGTATGGTGAGTATGGTTTGGCTGAGGCCAAACAGTTTATAGCAGCTTTAGATCGTGTTTTGTATTAGTAACGTGGGCTAAATAAATCTTGAGGATATATGAGAAGAAAGAATCTTGATACAAGGTGTCCTAAGACTCGATGCGAAATTGAAAATTGTCAAGTAGATGATCCGAAAGTTTTACATCGACATCATATTATTGAGCGAGTAGAGGTCGGAACATCTAATCACGAATTTAATTTGTGTGTTTTATGTCCTACCCACCATTCAATGGTACACACTGGTCGTTTGAAGATATTAGGTGTATATCCAAGTACGGGACTTAATGGACGAACAGTTGTTTACGAGCTTGATGGTAAGAAGAATATAGAGATTGATGAACCTTATTTTAAGTATCAGCCACCACAAATGAAAATCCATTCAAAGGAAGAACATGGTAAGAAATAAAAAAGCTCTCTCAGAAGATCAGTCTAGGGATAATCTCTTGGCTACGGCTCGTAAATTGGGTTGCGAACAGGAAGTCAAACAAATCTTCAACAAGTATGATGCTTTACTCAAGAGTTGTACCAATAAATCTGAAAGAGATCAGATGGCAATTTTGGGAATTGTGGAGCTGCATAAATTGTTGGGGTGTCGTGCGCCGCTGGTCGTGAATGAGCAAGAAGTTTTGCCGGGTGATCCAACGAGCACCAAGGCATAATTACATATTGGATAGAGTTAGATTGTCAAGTTGTGTGATAATCAGCTTGAATTAAGAGGATAAGCAATCATGGAAGCAAATAAGTATTCTGGACAGGTAATTTGGTTTGATAACCGTAGCGGTTATGGGTTTATTGAGTGGAAGGATGGCTCTAAACCACAGAAAGATCTCTTTGTCCATTTTTCGGACATTAGCTGTGAGGGTTTCAAAACTATCAAGAAAGGCCAAAACGTATCTTTTGGTCTAGGGGTCAATAATAAAGGACAGCCCAAAGCTGTTAATGTGACTGTTGTCAAATGAGAAAGTTTCCAAGGCCAGATTCTAAGCCAAGTTTTTGGGTGAATAATCTCACCAATACCAACGTGTGCTTAGCGGATCTGGCCTTAACTATTCCAGCTTGGCGAAGTTTCAATCTCCTGGATGATAAGCATTTTTCCTACACGCCAGCTCAACTTGAAGCTAGTGCTACTGCTGGATCACTGTATCGTAAACGAGATAAAATCAGAATCTCTAAACATTGTCCCGATGCTGTTACCAAATCTGGTTTAGATCAATCCAAAGATCTACGTAATGTCATCCCGCGTTCTTTCTTAAAGATTGAGGAGAAGAACTATCCGGAATTACCTAATACGGATGAGAAGTTTGCAGATGAATTTACAGAACCAAATGAATAATATCCTTGCATAGTACCAGGAGGATATTATGGTAGTTCTGAGAGCACGCAGTGAGATTGTAGGACCCACAGAGACGGTACAGTTACGAGCTTTATTCCGGGATGGTTATGGTCAACCGGCTGACCTAGATGCTTTTCCGACGGTTTCAATTATTCAGCCTTCTGGTAATGTAGTGTTGGGACCTACGGGCGCTGGAGTGTATCGTTTAAGCTCCGGTCTGTATGGATTTGACTATACTGCTGGAATTTTCCCAGAGATTGGAGTTTGGACCGATGTCTGGCAAGGCAGTATGGGTGGAATGGTTGTAGTGGGTACGTTTAATTTCGTCATCTACACAACTCAGATGCCTGCCTTGAATACCGACGGCTATGAACACTTGGGGGACGATCCTGGGTTCAACTACAGTCAAGTGGCGATTCGTAACATCAATAAGCTACTTAAAACTCTAAAAGCTAGACTGAACAGTTCGGGTAAAGCTAAGAGTAAGGATCAGTATGGTAACGATATATTTATCGACTGTGATATTTATACCGTGGACACGTTAGTGACCTTTATTGCCAACTCTTTAACTTACTTTAATGCTATTCCTCATTTCACGATGTTTACTTTTGAGGATACCCCTATCATCGACCAGTTCCATGATATATTGGTACAGGGAGCTGTGATTGGAGCAGTAGCCAGTAAGGCTTTAATTGAGCGTGGTCGAGAGTTTCAAATTACCGACAATGGTGTGAGTTTTACTCCTCCAACGGTCAGTGAGCTGTTGAATACACAGTGGACGACGGAGTTCAGTGCCTATCGTGAGGATGTGAAAATGATCAAGGGTAACATGAAGCCCTCTCCTCTCGGTCTCGGAACATTAACTATTGCTACTTCACGTAATCCAGCGATTGCCCGCCTGCGTCACCTACGTGCCCGCCAAATCTTCTGATAAGATGAGGACCAATGAAGTCGTTGAAGCATCTAATTCTTGAAGACTCTGCTTATCATTCTTGTATACGTAAGAGACGATATAACGATTACGTTCTGGCGGAGAAAGCAAGACACAAATTCTCTGCCAGATATAACAAAGAGTTTGCTAGTTATTTTTGTGGACTCTGTGGTGGATTTCATTTAACTTCGAGGAAGTAATATGAGTAAGACAGAACAAAACAAGATTAGAAACATTGGCTTAATCTCCATGGGCTACCATAGAACTGGAGCTGATGAATTGGAAGCAGCTATTCTACGTCTAGTGGCAAGTCAGCGGCCCAAATGGCTTCTAGATAGAGGAGATTGTTGGTGCTACGCATGTAACATCCGCTATTGTAATAAAGATCACTGATGTGGTGTGTTTACATTTTAATGTGTGCCGACCAGACTTTATACACTGGTATTACTAACAATCTTTCGAGACGAATCCGGCAACACAATTCTAAGAAAGGTGCGAAGTACACCCGAAGTCGTACTCCCGTCACCTTGTATACCAGTTTTGACTGTGCTGATAAAAGTGCGGCCTTGAAGCTGGAGTATAGTATCAAACAACTGTCTAGACAGCAAAAACTAGCTTTAAAGTAAGGTAAGACATGAATAATCTCACTAAAGAGGATTTGACCGAAATTCTTTCTGCAAATCCAGAGTTTAAACGGCTACAAGCACAACACCAAGAACAGCCAGTGAATCTATTGCAGCATTTGTGGCATAAGTATTTTTACCCAGCCATGTTTGATAACAAAAAGGTAGAGTTAATCGAACTCTCTCTGATTGATTTTGCCAAAATGATGGAGCAGGCGCAGGATTTCCTAAAGGATGAAATCTTACATAAGGGTACTTTGCGCGGTGCCGTAGTAAAAATGAATCCTACCTTACCTAAGGGCGTTATGCTGGTGAAGGTTGGAGAGCAAGATGATCCAATTTCTAGCTAATCTATTGGGTAAA